TTTCAAATTTTAGCTAGATTGTACAGTACGGTAAGGTCTGGCAGTTCTTCTGTCTGTGGCCCATTCGGATGTGCTGCGATATATTTATCGATTTCTGTTTTAACATCATTTTTTACAAGTGATAAGACTTCCTCAGTCGTAAATTCTTCTGCAGATTTCGTAACCTCTAGCCGAGCGCTTCTGTCACTTGGGAAAATGTAGCCATCGCAAACGACTTCGACAAGATATGATCCTATCGGCAATGCCTTTTTGATTTTGAAAGTAACTCTGGACTTATCCACTGTACTCTCAAATGTGGCCTTTCCTTTTTGGTTAAAGATCCTGATTGTGGCATTCTTGCCATTAAGCTCGCTGATCGGTCGCATGTTTTCATCCAACAACTCATATCCAAACAAAGAGGCACTATCTCCTTGTTTAACAATAGCGCCACCTTCAAATTGCTTTAGATTCGTAGAATTTAATAGTGTCATTAAATCCTCCTTCTGTTACATATCGGTACAATCATCCAAATACTTATCTTCAACCCATTGTGAGCTTGCAGGATGGTTGATTCTTGCCCAGCCGTTTAGTTTTTCGTAGACACGCACTCGTGTGCCTGCAGCGATAAACTCTTTGTCCTGACTATCAATGCGAGGCCCTGCCTCTACATAGTAATCAACAGTCAATGTGCCTTCGTAGTAAGGTTTGTCTGATACTGTGAGACGAGTATTGACATCCAGCTCTTTGTCAAATTCACTTTGCGCAGGAGTCCCGTTGTAACGGAAGACGATTTCACGAGGGCGACCATTGAGTTCCCAAATGTAATTGTAGTCATTCTCTGTCACTCCATCCATGCCATAGTTGCAGTGGATTGCAGTGTTGTCGCTCGTCATGATTAGGATGTGCCCGAACGAACCGAGAGAGCTTGAACCATCTCGTGGTGCCCAGATCACCACGTCACCATATTTAGCGTCGAAAGTGCCATCTACTGCATCGAAGATTTTAGGATAGCCGATTGTTGGAAGGACTTTCTGCAAAGTCTCTGTGTTGTTGTTTAAGCTGATTTCAAGTGCATAGCTTACTGCTGACGAGCAGTCAAACTCGATGCGCCCATCTCCATCTGCATCATTTCCATAACGATCACCCATGTCGTAATGTACAGGAATGGCTTGCAAATGGCGCATGCGAGCAATGCTTGATTCAATTTTACTCATTTTTATTCTCCTTTAAATCAAAGGCCACCACCCAGAAATAGGCAGTGGCTAGTAAAAAGATTGTTGCTTTAAGAGTAACCCTCTTAATCATTGTGTGGCTCATAATAGTCAAGAGCACGCTTGCTATCGCTTAGACCTGTTGTAGTAGGATCATTGACGACACCGACCAAAACAAAGACTGCAAATAGCACGTTGACAAATACCAAGATTTTATCAACGGTTTGGCCAAACTCTAACTTGATGCCAAAAATGTCAGCAAAAGCCTGGAAGAGCAATGCAAGAGCTGGCACAAGAGCGAGCCAAAAGTTCTTATTTTTCAAACGTACTTTCCAGTTAATTTTCATAGTTGTTCCCTCACATCTAAATTATTATATTTTTTATAGAGAGCGTCAATATACCCATTGCCACCGAGTTTTTTATAGCTTTTATGCATTTTGTGTATAATGTCGCTCTCGTGTACAGTGGTATATCCACGCTTAATAGCTGTACTGATGTCACGCTCTAGTCTCAAATACATTGTGACTAGGTGCGCTTCATCATGAACTGCTAACTTTTCGTTTACTTCATTAATTTTCTTGTTGTTGTCCTCGCCAACTTCTTGGACGGTTTCTACAGCGTGTTGGATGGAGCCTAATTCACCTTTTAGCTCATTAAATTGCTCTTTGTTGAGGTTTGCAGACTTGCTCGCCTTCATTCCAAACCAGCCTGTTGCTACGACACCAATCGTTGGTGCGAGGTGTGCGATTAGATCTGCCAAACTCAATCGGTCACCACCCCTTCTACTAGATTAAGGGTTGTGGTGTAGCTGTAGCTACTGGTTGAGTTTCAAGATCTCCAGATGGTTGTACTGACTTCTCTTCCTTCGGCTTAGTCCACTTCCAGATGCCGATTTTGCCATTTTGGTAAAGGCTGTCCAATTGGTCCAAGGTCTCGCCTTGATATGTAAATGGTTCATTTACTTGGATCATGATACGCTTACCTTCTCCAAATGCTTCAGTATGATTTGGATCTTCGATAGTAAAGATCTCTTGTGGTTGGTAAGTCTTACCAGTTTCTCCAAGATCGACCAATTCAAGGCCACGTTTAAATACAGTCGGATCAAGTGGATTGTCAACATCGGTCACACGGGCCAACACGTTCCATTCGGCTACTTCCTTGATCTTCTGAATTTGGTTCGCTTTTTCTTCGTTGTCCTTCGTTAGAGCTTGGATTTTAGCAATAGCATCATTGTTAGCTTCCACAGATTTGTCAAGCTCTTTCTTGATTGCTACGACTGCTCCTGATGTATCAAGCTCCATGCGGACGATGTTCAATACTGCTTCAACAAGTGTTGCATCATCTTCGTTTGTACGATTTGTTGGCAAAATTTCCTCGAATACACGATAAGGAAAATTTTGCTTGATTGCTACCTTTGTAGTGTTGGCTACTGCATCGTATGATTTAAATTGTACTTTATAATCCATTAGTTTGTTACCTCGTTTTTATTCTTAATTTCTTCAAAGAGTTCTTGCAATGCATTATCAGATGCAAGAACCGTGCGATACATTTCGACTTCTTGTTCTAGTTGTGAATATTTTTTCTGCAAATAAGCAAATCGAGTTTTAAACTCGATTTCACCAAGTGTCTTGTCACTCAATTGCTTATTTAATTCAGCGACCATTGATAGTAAAATATTTTCGTCCATTGTACCTCCTAGTTGATAAGATCAGCCCAGTTGTTATTGCCACGATAACCAATTCGGAGCATAATATCTTTTAGCATCATCTTGAGCCGAACCCCATTTAATGTGATTTCATTTGTGTGTATATCATGCAATCTTTTGTCTGATCGACCAATTACATGTTTTACTCTATTTTCGTTTAATGGCATAAAAAATGTATAACCGTCTCGTGTGTTATTGTGGATCATCCACGGACTACGGTATTTCCCGTTAGAGTAAAATACGATACGGTCAGCGACGGTTTCGTAGAATGATTCTTTATCTCCGTTTCCGCTACCTGACCACAGACGAGTACCAGCAAATGTTGCATTTTCTACACCCTCCGTCTTGTCGTGATTTGTTCCGATGACGATTCGAGCAGCTTTACTGTCGATTAAGCGTTCTGCTCTAAAGTAACCTTGTTCGAGTCGGATAAATTGCGATGATGTTGTGTCGTCAATCCGTCTAATGGAACCTTGGTTAGAATAGAAATTCACGCTACCATTATCTAAATTGAAATCAGTAGCACCATTATTAGATAGCAATCTTCCACCTTGGATTCTTTCCGCAGCGATTTTGATTGCGTCTAATTCTGTGATGAAGGCCTTTTGAGAAATTAATTCCTTGATAAAAGCCTTATTTGTCACCAATTTACTAATCATTGCCGAATCTACAAGCAATTTATCAGCTGTAACTGCATTTGATGCGAGGATCTGAGTTGTAACAGAACCAGATTCCATGTGGCCTGTTCGAACGCTCTGAGAAGCTAGATGCCTGCTTGTGATAGATCCATCGACTACCATGTCACCTTTAACTTTGATCAATTGAGCAATCAAGGCAATGGATTCTGGTTCTTGCACCAACAAGGAACTGATGGTTCGCCCATCAATACTCTTGCCAGTTCCAAACGAGATTCGGCCATCTGTAATATTGATGTCTGTTTTTCTCAACATGTCACCCATTTGATTGGTTATTGTTGTGAATTGCCCATCTACGGTCTGTTTGTATTCGGCAATCTTAGACTCAATTTTAGTCTCTGAAGTGCCAGCTTTATCCAGTGGGCTGGGCCTAAATGCTGGAATCTTAGATCCACGGACTAAAATTGGATTTCGTATCCAAAACTCTCCGTTATTGATAGCATAGATGTAGAATGGGAAATTTCCTGTTTTGTTAAACTCAAAATCACGATTGGCAGTGAAATGGAATTCTGCTCGAATCCATCTATCTTTCGGTGTATTTTTGTCAGCAAAACCTTGACCAAATATGGCAGTATTGTTTGAATGGTTTTTTAATGCAAACGCTAGGCCTTTGTCTACCTCTACACCAGATTTGATCATGTAATCAAATGCGATAGAGTATACATCACCTTGCAAAATGCGATCAATATAGATTGGAAAACAAGGTCCTAGCCATGTTGTGGACGGAGACCCATCAATTTTCATTTTGAAGATTCCGTCTTCCGGCCTTGAAAGTCTATTATTATTATTATTATTATTATTGGACACACTGTATTCAGTTAATGTGTCCGCAAATCTGATAAGATTGTCTGGTGTTGTATCGGTCGCAACACTTTCAAATCTTCGATTGATTCCAGCTACATCTTCCCCATATTTAGCTTTTGCTATGTAGCCTTGCTCTAGAATCTGCCTTGTTGCTTTCAGGGCATCAACAGCAGCTTTTTCAGAATATGTCAGCATGCGCTGTTCGAGTTCGCCATTTGGACCAGCTTTGCTCTCTAATTGTGTTAATTGAGTCGAGAGACCTTGGATGGTTCTTTCAAAAGTGGCTTGCGCATGTGTTACTAAATATTCTTGATCTTCAGGGGCTGGTTGCCACGGCCTTTTTTGAGTCCCTTTATAAAGGTCAATTTCTGCAATATATAAATCGGACTGACCGCCATTTGTTCCATTATTATCAAAACGTAAATAGGCATTATCAATATCTCCAGAATTAAATTGGACCGATACACTTTCTAGGTCACTAATGCTTAATTTCTTGCCATTAATCAACTGTTTGACAATAGTGAAGCCTTGAGTTTCACCATTCCGTCTGCCAAGAACGAAAACATCATAAGATGTTAAAGCTGAATTGTTAAATCCTCTAAAGTTAAGAGTGTAATCTGTATTCTTTTCTAACAAAAACCGATTGGAACTTATAACTTTTTCGGTTCGGTCATTGTTGGAGAAAATAAGTATTGGTTTTGAACCGTTAAAATAGAATGGATGGTTCCCTATTTTTGTAATCCCGGTGCTGCCAAAATACTTCGTACCTTCTTTATAAGCAGTATCACGAATTAAGTTAGGCCCACCGATTCTCGAAGAGGTAAGTTGCTCTTTAATTCCATTCACTGTCTGCTCGACATAAGAGCGATCAGCCTTGCCATTGGCCACATTAGTGAGGTCGGAGATAGCTTTTTCAGTCGTCTGCTCAAATCTGGATTGTGCGCCTTGGATGCCAGAGAACTGGCTTTGTGTCTGATCCTTAAAGTCATTGATCAACTTCTGGATGTCCACATTACTAGTCTGTAACCGATCAGCAGTAGACTTTAACCCTTCCATTTTGACAGTGATATCACCGTATTTGGCATTAAATTCTTCCTTGATCTCATTCTTATTGGTCGTGTTGGCTTCCGCTATTTTTTGATCGATGGAGCTGGAGATTTCTTGCTTGAGTTTTTCCGCCTCATTCTTAGCACCTTCAATGCCATTTTCCATTTCAAGACGCATCACACGCATTTTTTCAGCAATTTCTGCGTTCTTGTTATCAATCAACTCTTGGACTTTTCTATTGTAGGCCTCTTGTTCTTCTGATAACTCTCTTACAGCTTCCTTGATAGCATTTAGCGAGCTACTTTGCGACTGACTCTTTAGAGTCTCGTAATCACCGAGTTCTACTTCTGACTGGTCAAAATTGAGTTTGTCAATCGTAATTGAAAAGATACGGGCTTCAAAAGATAACTTTGCAGAATCCTTAACAATTGCAACACGGTCTCCAAGCCAAATGTCATCTCGTAGATCCAAGATGCTTGCCTTGTACTTTCGGATGGGATTATTAAGTCTTAAAAGCTCTTGATATGTCGCTTTAAGCAGGACTTCTTTGTCCTCTATTTCTTCATCGACAAATATACCCCAGCGATGTTTTAACTCACCATTTTGATAAAGCCCTTTATTCTCAATATCGTCATTCAGAACGATGTAGTTTTGTCCAGCAGGCTTATCGATAGGCTTGCCACTTGCTTTTGTCCAAACGATGTCAGTAAATTCGATTCTTCGACCATATCCACCAGTGGCATTGCCTTCCGAATCTGTTGATTCCTCACCTTTACCACGACCGATCAGAGCAGTGACAACATTGTCAGAGTCTTCTTCCATCGTGACTTCGAGAGCATTGTTTCCGTACTCAAATTGCACACCAGAGTACGAACCCTGCCGATGATAAAGATCAATGTAACGGTTGATGATCTTATTTTCTACAAACTCATACCGCACACGAAATTCGCAATTAAAAGCCTCGATAATCTTCACAAGAGCTTCACGAGGGCTGATGTAGTAGAAGTTGGTCTTATTTACTTTGGTAAGACCTTCTCTTTCACCTAACTGATAGCCTGTGCCTTCTAATGCTACATTCAAGGCTTGATCTGCAGTGACACTCCGTAGTCGCTTGTCCTTGATGATTCGGACGGTTCGCAAGTCACTTTCTGCACGATCTAGGCCTTTGATGATGTAATTATCATCCATAGTCACTTCATAGGCTTTAAACACCCCGAATTGACGGCCTCGCACAAAGAAGCCAAAGAATCGCATCTGTTCGATAATTTCTTTGTCGATTGCCTCGATAGGCAATTCAAATTCTGCAGCATCGAACGTGTTGATCTCGATTTTATGATTAAATTCGATTAGATCTTGTTCTTTGATGATGTGGATCAATTCTTCTTTATTATTAAATAAATAAATCATTGATACACCTCGCTAAATTCAATCGTCATTTGACTCGATGGGGTCAATCTTAATGTATTAGCCCCTTTCTTTAAAGAGAAAAATCTGCTGTTCACCATGTCGAAATTTTTAAGTTCATTTCTGCCATTTAGCTTGATTGTGCGTTCTTTCATGTCAATTTCAATGCGATTTCCTTGTGTATATGTGCCTTTTAAGCGAATATACTTCTGCTGTTCGACATGTAGAAGATTGATTTCATTCACGTTCACACCAACAGTAAAGGAAATCTTCGGAAATGTCTCTTTACTTCCCGCATAATTGACCTGATTTCCAGTTACGGTCTTCTTATTCGTGAGCTTCTTTGGATCGTAACAGATCATTTTCAATTTAATGATTTGTTGGTTGCTTTCTTCATCTGGAATGTCTGCAGATTCAAACTGCGCCTTATAAATTCGATCTGGTTCGTCACCGAAAATCAAATCGCTTGGCTCATTCGTATCCAGCAACTCGTTCAGTTTTTCAAATTGCAATCGAAAAGCTGAGTTGTTGATTCCAGAAATTAAAGCAGTGATTTCAATTTCACGCTCTTTGTAAGACTTGCGCCTAAAAACTTTGCCATCACGACCAGTCACATCAACAGTCTGATGTTCTTGGTCTACGACACCACGGCCGGAAATCATGACAGTCTGAAATGCTCCATTTGCATTTGTAAGCTCACGCTCTAGTGTCTTACCGTTGAACGTCGTCTGGATGCCCATTTCATAGCTTTTTAAAATCTCGTTTGTATCTGTGAATTTATACATTTTTCCCCCTTTCTTCATTTTTATAAAAAGGCAAAGTCCTCGTTTTATAGAGGACTTGTCTTTAATCTGATACGCTCTCTCTTACCTTGTGCAGTTGTGATATCCTCTACAAATGCAGAGAAGGCACGACCACCCAATTCAAGAGTTAATTGCATTGGTTTATTTTGACTGTCAGCTTCTTTGATCTCATGATTGATTACACCGTTGTAGTCAAATCCAGATCCAAGAGGATTGCTTGCAGTGTATTGTGATGCATCGTCAATCAAATTCTCCATTGATTTTGATACTTCTGATGCATTGCGGTCAATACCATCGGCCACACCGAGAGCCAAGAATTTACCGACATTATCACGGAACAACCGCGATGGACTGTGGATTCTAGCTTTTGCTTGTGCAGCACGTTCTGCCTGTGCGACAAGCGCATTTGCTGCAGCAGTTACTGCACCCAGAGCAGAGTACATACCTTGCGCTAAGCCTTGGCCAATCATATTGCCGACAGCCCGCATAGTCCCGATAGCGCCCATTCCAACAGCTTGAATGGCATGCATCATCGATTGCATCGCCCCTCTAGCACCGCCAACACCATTCCTGATGCCATTAGTGATATTTTGTGAGATTTGTTGTCCAGTTCTCTGTGCGATTTGAGACATTTGATTGCCACTAGATGTCATTGTTGCGGTCATGCGTGACATACCTGATTGGATGGCCATACCAGCCTGCATCATCGACATACTGATTGTCATCGTCATTCGTTGGAAAGACATCGAGATCACAGTGACGATGCTGTTCATCGCTGATGACATTGCTGTTCCAACCGATGACATCGTAGTTGTGATGGTGGTTCTTATCTGCATAGCACCTTGAGTCACCGCTTGATTTGCACGCATCATTGCATTAGTTACTGCCATCACCACTGTGTTCATAGAAGTCGACGCAGCCGACCCCATGCTTGTAAATCCAGCAGTCAAAGCGGATCTTGCTTGTTGCATGCCAGTATTAACCGCTGTCACAACTTGCGACATTGCTGTTCGCATGGCATTGCCAAGCTGAGAAAATCCAGACGCAGATTGCGTCATAGATGATCCTAATTGCGACAGAGTGGTCTGGATGTTTCGCACACTGTTTCCAGCATTTGTTAGTTGTGCAACAAATGATGTGATTGCGGTTGTAATAGCTGTGAATCCTGAACGGATAATATTCAGTGCAGCATTAAAGCCACTCAATGAAGCTGTTGCAGAAGAGATTTTAGAATTGAATTGTGTGAACTGGCTATTCAGCATTGTGAACGTCACAGCAGATTGAGTTACTGCAGATGCCATTTGTTGGAATCCTGTACCAAACGAACGGATACCGCTAGATGATGTTGTTGCAGCAGGACCGATCGTCTGCATCGCTGTTGCTACTTTTGGTAAGCCAGAAGCAAGTGGATTAACTGCAGAGGCAGCAGATCGCATGCCAGAGGCCATCTGTGTAAAGATAGAACCTACATTGCGTCCACCGAGCTTATACATTACCGTGTCCAACTTGTCCAAATCGGCACGGAATCCATTTAAGTTACCAGCATAAGAAGCAGCACCTAGTCCAGTAACTGCTGCAGCAACCGCTGCGATACCTGCGGCCGCTTGTAGCCCGTGTTCTCCTGCAAGTTTTACACCTTGTCCAAATCGCTTAAACCCTTCACCAGCATCTTTGATAGCTTGACCGATGGCTTTGATGACACCAGAAACACCATCTAAAATGCTTTTAACTGCATCACCGAATGCACGAATGACATTTGATGCGCCATCAAAGACAGACTTGACCACATTTCCAAATTCTCTCAAAATCGGAGCAATAGGACTCAATGCAGTCTTGATTGCATTTCCTATGCTTGTAAATAGATTTGCGAGGCTATTGATGATAGGTGCGATCTGTCCAACGATGCTCGAAAATGCTTGGACAATAGAAGTCACAGCTTGACTGACTGCTTGCGCAATCTGTGCGACTGCCGGCATAACAGGTTGTAACACCGTGATGATTTGTACAATTGCGTCAGCGATAATCTGTGCAGTTGTTGTAAACACCTTGCCCAAAACTTCAACAAGTGGTGTGACCGCTTGTAAAACTGGTGGCAAGTTCGTCATGATAATTTGAGCTACTTGGACTATTGTGTTGCCGATTGTCTCAACAATTGGAGCAAATGCAGTCACAATCTGAGCTATACCAGACGCTATGGATTGTACAGCGGTACCTACAGCCTGAATAATAGAGCTGAATGCTGTGCCAAATGCATTGACTAAGATTGCTAATTGTGGTGCAACACCACCTACAGCAGTAATGATTTCTGCAATCGCAGAACCAACTGCCTTGATAACTGGGATAAACGCTTGAATTGCTGGGGCTACTGTTACAATAGCTTGCGCAAATGCCCCGATGATCGCAGTTGCTACACTAGCAAACGCTTGACCAACAGATTCAATCACGCTACCAATTCCTTGCAAGATTTGAGCGATTCCAGCGCCTTGCATACCAGCTAGAGCCATTGCAGCCCCCACTGCCAAAATAGCAACAGAGAGAGCAAGAATATTAGCTGGATTAGCCATTGCTAGTGCTTGCCCAATACCACGAAACGCAGTAGCAAGACCAGAACCGATGCCTTTTGCAGCGATAGCAACCCCTGAAAGAGCTGATTTAACGCCTTCGCCAAGGCCAGTAAAGATCTGTTTAATGACTCCGTTTGACCTACGGAATGTGCCCTCTACAGCACTAGTGGATGCTTTTGCTTTGTTAAAAAATCCGCTGAATGGGTTTCCTTTTAATAGAGCGAATAGACCACCGAGAGCAAGCCCAGCACCACCAATTGCAGTCGCAAGGCCTCCAGCATTTGGAATGTTGCCAAACACTTTCTTAATGCCATCGATAACTGGTTGCATCTTAGACATCAAGCCAGAAAATGCTGATTGCACAGATTTTACTACTGCATTAACCTTATTCCTAAAGGTTTCACTACTCTTGTATAAATCTACAAAGTATTTAATAACAAGTGCGAGTCCGACGATCACATAAGTCCACGGATTTGTCATTGCAACTTTTAAAATGTTAAAAGCAGAACCGAGACCAGACACAATATTTTTAGTCTGCATCATCGTTGTACCGACCGCAGTCATTGCAGGGCCAATAACTGGTGACATGCCGACAAAGCCACGAATAACCTTGGCAACTGCATTGTCGCTCTCTGTGGCCCATTCAATGGTTTTAGATGTCCCAGATAATAAGCCTGTGAGCATCCCTTTATTAGATGCCATAACCTTATTGCGCAAGGCTTCCCATGATCCCCCAACTTGTTCAAGCTTGGAACCAACGTTATTCTGCATGTCCTCTGCTTGTCTAGCAAGCCAAGCGGCAGCATCACCTTGCGAACGGGAGACCTCTTCGAGCGATCCTCTGGCAGCGTCCCATGATTTAGTAGCGTCTTTGGTTTTATTTGAAATACTATCAAGCAATGGGCTGATAGCTTGCATCCCTGATGTATCAAACAAAGTCTTCAATGTTGCAGCCTTTTCGGACTGTGACATATCTTTGATCTTGTCGTTTACTTCAATCAAGATCTGCTTGAACGGCTTCATATTGCCAGCAGCGTCTGTATAGCTCAAACCAAGTTTATTCATCAGCTTGCTTGCTTTATCAGACGGTGCTGCCATCTTCAGCATAGCGTGGTTTAAGTCTTGCGATGCTTGTGCTGCAGACATACCAGTATTAGTGATCAGACCGATCGCAGTAGATGCATCTTTCATATCCACGCCCATCAAGCGAGAAGAACTTGCCACGTTAGAGAGGGCTTGCTCCATACTTTCGACAGATGCATTAGATACGTTTGCTGTTTGGGTTAATACGGCTGCAGCCTGTTCTGCAGATCCGATGCTATCGCCCCAAACGTTCATTGCTTGTTGTACAACCCCAGCAGTTGTGACCAAATCGGCACCAGAGGCAGTTGCTGCTTGTGCGATTGCTGGGAAAATCTTTTTAATAGTTTCTAGGCTTGCACCGTTCTGAGCCATGACAATCATTGCATCTGCCGCATCTTGTGCAGACAGTGGCAAGTCTTTACCCATTCTGTTGGCTACATCTGCTAGACCTTCAATGTCCTTAGATGTACCACCAGCAACGATAGCTGCCTTGTTGAGTGAGGCCTCGAAGTCTCCAAAGCCTTTTACTGCTTTTACACCCATTGCAGTGGTTGCTGCCCCTGCAATCGTCATGCCTTTACCGACTTCTTTAAGCGATCCAAAGATATTGGAACCAGCTTTTCCAGCCTTTTGTGTGAGACCTTCGACTGCAGAGCCTGCTTTTTGCATCGTTGCAAAATAACCCGCATCAGTGGCTTTCAGCACGGCTTCTACTTTAAAGGACTTATCAGCCATCTATACCTCCTTCCTTTCGCCTCTTTTGAAGCCTTTTGGCAATCTCGATCAATTCTTGATTGACTGCAGGGCCTTGTGATCTATTCAAGACTGTTCTGCGTCGTTCTTCTTCGTTGTAAAAGTCTTCGAACTTCTCAAAGATATATCTTCCATCTTTCTTGCTTGCTTGCGCTTGTCGAATTTGAAAAGCAAGTAAATATACTCTCTTTTCTTCGTCTAACATCTGCATGTCTCTTGCACGCTGTCTGATGTTAAATTCTTTCAGCGTCATGCGTTGAGCAGTCACATAGTCTGTAATACCAAAGAAAGCGAAGATAGTTGCCATCAAGTCTTCATAAGTCTGTTCAGAAGTGAGTCCGACCGTGGTTTTCTTTAGGCTTGTTCCACCGCTTCCACGATCGCCATCGTTGTCTTCTTGGTCAGTTTTGAGGTCTTGAAACATGTTA